GGGCGGCGTCCGCTACACCCCGTGGCCAGGGCTGGGCGTCGAAGCGAAGCGCGGCGACGTCTCACCGTGGAAGACGTACCTTGATTATGCGTTCCGCGATGCTGAGCCCGCGCACCGTCTGTGGTTCGAGCGGTGGATCGGCTGGCCGCTCAAGCACCTTGGCGCGAAGATGTCAGCCGCCGTTGGCATTTGGGGCAAGCCTGGACGTGGTAAGTCCATCGTCGCCGAGAAGATTCTTGCGCCGATCTACGGCACCAATTTTTCGGCTATCTCACAGATCGATCTCGAAGGGGATTACAACGAGTGGGCCATCGGCAAACAGTTTGTGCTTGTGGATGAGGTGAGCGCGGCCGAGTCCCGTCAGCGCGCGGACAGGTTCAAGAAGTTGGTCACGCAAACTGAGTTGCTGGTCCATACCAAATACATCCCCAAGTACGCCGTACCGGACCACGTGAACTATTTCATGACGTCGAACAACCCGCGCGCGTTCTACGTCGAAGACGACGACCGGCGCTTTTTCATCCATCGCGTGCCTGACGAAGCACTGCCCCGAAGTTTCTTCAACGACGTAGTACACCGCTGGATCGGATTCGACCAGGCGCCGCACTACGGGCCGGGTCCTGCGGCGCTGCTGCACTACTTTCAACATGAGCTGGACTACGGCAATTTCGATCCGGCCGAGCCGCCGCCCACGACCATCGACAAGCTTGAGATGATCGAGACAGGCAGGCACCCCGCCGAGGATTGGTTGCGCGGGTTCGTCGGCTCCGAGATGTTCCACGTACGCGGCAAGCGCGCGGTGTACGGGCTTGGTGAGCTGTGCGGGCTTTATCGGGCGGACGGTCCGGTCGGTATGGCGGCGGCGGCCTCGGCAGCATCCCCCAACTCGTTCGGTGCGCACGTGCGCAACGTCGGGATGATCCGCAAGGTGGTACGAGACGAAGAGAAGGTCTTGCGCCTGGTCGCGGTGACCGATTTCGTCAAGTGGGAGAAGGCAGGACCGCGCGAGTGGTTGGCTGAGCTTTACAGGAACGGAGAAGTCCCCAAGGACAAATTCTGAGAAAGGGCAGGCTCGAAGATGCGAACGAAGAAAGTCTTGCTACCCCCACTCCCGAGTGAGGGGCCATGAAGTACCACCACCACACACGCAAGCTTAAGCTGTCAATGACAGTCGTCTGGGCAGGCTGGTACACCGGCCGACGTACCCGCAAGCAACGGCGGAAGACGTGGGTCCTTTGGCGGGCGGCCCTAAGGCCTGGGAGGACGTTCTTTGCTCCGCACGCGGCGCGACGTCGTAAAGCTTTCATCAAGAGCATGTCGACGACGTGACGAGGCCCTGTCCAAATTCTGCGGATCTTGTGCGAGCTTAGCAATCGGACAGACGGCGGACATAGGAGATGGCTACATGAGCGGAGATGAACTGGCGGATGCTGAGATTGTGGAAGAACCGGCACTCGGGGACCGTGAAGGGCTCCAGATTGCGAAGGCGCGGACGTTCGTCGCTACATGCCGAGGCGAGGGCTTCTCTTGGCGGGAGATTACGCGCATTTCCTTGAGCGTGGTGTACCAGGTGGCTAAGTCCTACCCCATCCATCGCGAAGCGGTGCTGGAGTCGGCGGTGACCAGCTTGGCTAACTTGAGGGCGTTGTACGACCAATCGGATGCGTGACCCCATGAAGACAATTCGGGACCTGTGCGAGAAACAGAATGCCGTTGCGCGGGCGCAAGTCACCCGCAGTTTCCAACAGACGCGCGTGGCGAAGGCGCAACGAGCGCTCGAAGACGCGCTCAAGGGGCTGGCCGAAGCGGAAGCCAACCTCGCGACGGCACAGTTTGCACTGGAGTCGTTCGCATGCGACGCCCCGTAGGTCCTTGCTACTGCGACGGTTCGCGGCAATACCTACAGGCTCCGTGCCTTTGTACCCTCGGCACAGGCGAGCCCCGCAAGCCCGTGCTGATTCGCATCCCGCGACGGCGTAAGGACAAGGTCGCGGCGACGAAGTACCCCACGGAGCACTGGCGGCCAGGATGTCGGGCGGAGTGCGCCGACGTGCCCCGGCCGTGCCCGTACGTCGGATGCAGCCAGAACCTCTACCTCGAAGTCTGCGCCACGGGCGACGTGCGCATCCACCATCCACACCGCAGCCCCGGCGACGTGCCGCCTGATGAGTCGTGCGCGCTGGACGTTGCCGAGCGCGACGGCGCTACGCTTGAAACTGTCGGGCTACTCCTCAACCTCACGCGCGAACGGGCGCGGCAAATCGAAGTGCAAGGGCTTCAGCGACTAGGCCGCGCGGCCGCGCATTTGGTAGAGCCTGGAAAGAAAGCCAAGAGGCGCAAGAAATGACCGAAGTGCAAGCCTTGGCTTTCCTAGGGTGTACGGATCTGTCCAGTGAGACAGAGATCCGCACTGCCTACCGTGCGGTTTGCCGTCGCTTGCATCCTGATACGGGAAGCGCCGATGCAGCCGGATGGGCTCGACTACAAGATGCCTGGAAAGTGCTAACGGCAACCAAGGAAAAGCGCGGACAGTGCGCCACTTGCAGAGGCTCGCGGAGTGTCGAAAGAGTCGGTCCGAATTGGCGCAAACTGGTAGTCATATGTCCCGCATGCCACGGAAGCGGCCGCAAACCCGAGACCTAGCCGCGTCAAAAGTCACTTAAAAATATATCTTGTCACGTGTCAGTTATGGGTTTACTCTGGCACTTGAAAGGTAGGCTAGACCATGGCACGACGACGAACAGAGAAAGCCGCGACGACTATAGAGATTCCAGTTCTCAGCATGGCCGAACTAGTCGCGCAACCGATGCGCGCGGAATCTGAGGCGCCTACCGAGGTAGCGCCAAGCTATACGCCAAGCTGTCAACCTGTTTCGCAAACTGGCCGAAAGATCTTCACCAATTCGGCGGAATTGTGGACGGATACGCGAGAGATCGCACGGACTGAGACGCGGGAACACTTCTTTGTGTATTTCTTGGACGTGCGGCACCGTTTGATCGGTGAACGCTGGACTGTGGCGATCGGATCTCTCACTGGCGTTGAAGTGCATCCGCGCGAACTACTGCGCGAAGCCATCGTACGCAGTGCGGCCGCTTTCATTTGCGTGCACAACCACCCATCGGGAGATCCTGAGCCATCGCGCGCCGATCTGGAGTTGACCCGACGGATCCGCGACGCGGGCGAATTGGTAGGCATCACGATGTTGGATCATGTGGTAGTCGCGACCGACGGGTTTGTTAGCTTGGCTTTGCGAGGTTCTTGCTAATGGAACCTTCACAAGCGGAAGCCCTGCTAGATGAGGCTTTGCCGTTAGTCGAATCCGCATCCATCCGCGAATGGGTACAGAGTCAGATCTGGATCAAAATACTAGAGCCAGCGTGCAAGGTGCGCACGCTAGAGCCTTACTTAATACGTAGCCGCTTACATCGTAGCTTGTGCCATAGGGTAGCAGTTCAACCAACCAACACACGACGGAGATCCCAATGGTCAACCCAGCCCAGATCGTAGAGTCCCGACAGATCCTCGATCCCCACCATGCGCGCGTCGATGCCGGCACTTTGCAGCCGCACGATCAAGAAGCCGCGCGCCGAATCCTTGATCGGTACGTGGCGACGGCTAAGACGCGCGCCGAGCTGCCGATACAACGAATCCTAAGTGAAGTCCCTACCGATTTCATTGTGCGTGGAAAAGCGCTTGATTTCGCGGTAGGTGCGGACGGCGTAGCGCGGATGCAGTTGAGCGGCGAAGATCCGATGCGGATCCATGACAATGCACTGACCCAGCTTGCCGAGAAAATGGAGATCCACGGGTCCTATGCACGGCATCTGCAAACCCATCCCGAAAAGGAATGGGCCCAACCGTTGCTAGCGCACACTCTGAAAGAACACGCGAAGCACCTTCCGCAATCTGAACGTATGCTGGTACGTGCTTGCAAGGGTCAAGCGCGCGCGGTACTTTCGGACCGTTTTCGGCGCATTGATTGCCGTCCGGCGCTTGACGCTCTACTAGGCGAGGCGCAGAAAGTCGGCGCGCTCGTGACGGATGCCGTTGTCTTGGACGTACGCGCATCCGTGCGCATCCTTTTGCCCAAAGTCCTGGAGATCGCGCCCGGTGAATTTGTGGTGCTAGGCCTCGCCTGGAGTAACAGCGACTACGGCAAAGGCGCGCAAAGCTTGGCACCGTTCTGTATGCGAGTGTGGTGCCTGAATGGCGCGACACTGGAGCAAGCTCTGAGGCAGGTGCACTTAGGCGGCCGCTTGACTGACTATGAAGTCCAGTACAGCGCGAGCACGATTGCGGCCGATTCGCGCGCGTTAACCCTGGCGATGCGGGATGCCGCGCGCGCGCTTCTCTCGCCCATCCATATCGAACGTACGGCGGACATCATGCGGACGGCTGCTAACACGCCTATTGAAGCCAAGCGCTCGGCTGAAGATCTGCGGAAGCGACTGGGCAAAGGCGTTGCCGAACGTATCGCGTCCGCGTTCAATACGGCGGACGTGGAAGCCCTGCCACCTGGCAACACACAATGGCGCCTCTCAAATGCAATTTCGTGGGTAGCTCGACAAGACGACGTTGACGCGGAAACACGCCTAGATCTGGAACGCGAGGCAGGCCTAGCGCTTGGAAAGAAGTAAGCGCCATGCACGCCACAAAGCACATGAGCTTGAAGACAGCCGACGACGTTAGGATCTGCCACGGCACGACGGACAGTTACGCGGAATTCAGCGGTTTCTGTCCAGTGTGCAAGGCGGCACCCTTCCACGTGGCCGGCACTGGGCGGCGCATCGGCAAGGATGATCGAAGCTACGAAGACGACGGCGTATGCCTGGAGTGTCGGAAGTATGTGGGCTTGATCGTCGTCAAAGTGCCCGGAACGCTCTTCGGACTGCATGAGGACGCGCGCGTCCTGCATGGTCCCTACGTTGGGATCTAGTCCGTCGTTGTAACCCTGCCTGCTAGGTCAAAGGAGGCTAGCAGGCAGTCTAGAGCGACGGATTTTCCCACCTGAAACGACGGAGGCAACATGGCACGGAAACCGACGAAAGCAGAAGAGATCGCGCAATTGCGAATTGAGCTTGAGTGCGCGAAACAAGAGGTAGCGGATTGCATGGACTCGGAGGCATCTATCCGCACGCTCGTGCGCGAAATGGCCGAAACGATAGGCGATGCAGTACCACGCCATAAGCTAGAGTACGGTACCACGAAAGATCTTTTGCGCGCGATCTTGTACGTGGTAGAGGACTGGAAAAGCACGCAAGAGGACGTTCGCGCTATCCCGGAAGATTCGCGCAAGCGATGGTTTGCGATCATCCAAGAGGGCGAGCTTGATCCCGAGGACGTTCCGCGCATGGTAGAAGTGCTAGAAGAATTGGGAGTGTCCAGGCTTGCACGTCTTCACGCGTGCAGATCCGTTGACGTTCGGCAAAGTCTCAAGGCGTTTGGATTGGTGCCGTCATGAGGACGTCCGGCATAGTCCGCCCAATCTAGCGCCACAAAGATCAATGGGTTTTGTGTGTATGCGTCCATTGTGGGAACCTTCACTATGTAGAACCGCACGGCATAACCGCGCAGTGTCGCACGTGCAAAGGCGAAACCCACCACAGAAGCATTCCGTTCGCCTTGCGTGACATCTCGGGTACTGTGCCAATGTACCGAGGCCCGCGCAAGATTACAGAGGATCCTACGTAACGCGCCCGAAAACGATTGGAAGGGTTGAACATGCACAAGGTCGGTGAAATTAAGAAGCAGATCATTGACGGCAATCTGTCGACGGCATACCGCCTGCTATGGCCGGCACCGAAGGCCGAGGGTATGCGCCTTGCGGTAGTGGCCGCAGGCCTTCTAATCGAACGCTACCCGCGCGAACATGCGACTTTTCTAGCCTTGCTAGAGGAAAAGGCTTCCCAATGTTACGCACTACATCCGCCCATCACAGGCGATGCGCTACCCGATCTTGATTTCTGTGGCGACACTGCGGGAAGCTGGGAAGGTCGCTTCCCTTTTCTTGGCCTTGGTGACTACCTCGTTGCAGATGCGGGATACGTCTTGGTATCACGCCGCTATACGTCCGCCGTCGATGGGTGCAAGCGGCCGAGATCGCGCTTACTGCATTCAAAGAACGTGGGCGAAGTCCTTCGGCGTATGTCTTGAGCGTTCACAAAGTACGCTAGACTGGGAGACATGAAAAAGACAACGCTCGTGTTAACCCTGGGTTTGCTCGCGTCTTGCGCGGAGGAGGCTGGCAGTCAAGCGCCACGACAAGACGCGAGCACTTCGCCCATGCGTGGATCGGGCGCTTCAATCGAAGCGCCTTCCTTGCCGTACGTAGTACCGCCAGAACCGACGGCGGACACGCTACTCAGTCCGCCGACTCCAGAACCGACGGCGGACACGCTACTCAGTCCGCCGACTCCAGATCCTACACCGACTCCAGAACCGACGGCGGACACGCTACCCAGTCCGCCGACTGTGGAACCTTCGGCCGATGCGCGGCCTAGTGAGTGTGCCGCGAACGAGGCAGGATACCAGCCGTGTAATGATCTCGGCGTTCCTACGGCGCCTTGCTGCATGTGCGTTTATGGACGTCTCACGCCGCAACCTACGTTGTGCGCCTCGCACGCGACGACGTCCGCGCAAGCATGGCGCCTTAGTCCGCCTTGCACTTCGTGGGACCAGTTTTCTTTGTGTCGGCAATGCCCGACGACGAGCAACCCAGATACCGGAAGGATGTGTGCTAAATGAAAGCAGAGCCAGAAATCAAGTACAAAGTGAAAGTGTTCGACACTGTCATCAGAGGGGGTCGTGTGGCTTCGTGGTCGGTGTCTTCTTTCCTGACGATGTACGATGCAACGACGTTTGCAGTTCGCACGATCACAGAGAAGCACGAACGCAGCGCCGAGATTGCGCGGCATATGATGTATGTACGAAAGTCCTACGAAGCGGCGAAGCTCGGCGCACGAAGTGTTCGGGATCTGGCGTTGGGATTCGGCAACGTCCACGGTTAGGAGCTACCCGAAATGAAGTGCCTAACGTTGCGCCCTGTGTGGGCTTGGGCTGTTTTACACGCGAAAAAAGACGTCGAGAATCGATCATGGTTCACGAGCTACCGAGGTCCGCTAGGCATCCATGCTTCGGCATCGCTGGCAGGCGCAGACGACGACGCGGAAAAGGTCGCGCGCATCTCGGGCGCAGACGTCCCACTTACGCTAGAGTGTGGCGCTTTGATCGGCGTGGTCGATCTTACCGACTGCATCCGCACGAGCCTAAGCCGATGGGCTTCACCAGGAACGCACCATTTCGAGCTGCGAAACGCGCGGCTTTGCAAGCCCATCGACGTCAAAGGCAAGCTTGGTTTTTGGGAGTTTCCCGACGGTAAAATAATATTTGACAAGTGATACAAGACTAGTTTAGAACGGTTTCGGGATGATTATTTCGGTCGAAGGCATTGACGGGGTAGGTAAGTCAACGTTCGCGCAAGCCCTGGCTACGAAGCTCGACGTTCCTTGCCTACATTTCCCAGATCGCTCGACGAAGGCAGGCCAAGCCATCGAGCGCATGCTTGAGGGTCCGGCCTGCGCTAAGTATCCCGAAGCCTTCCAGGCTCTACAACTCGCCTGCCGTTTGGAGCGTACACTGTCGCTCAAACTCGCCGAGGGGCGGTATGCGAGTACAACGATTGTGTGCGACCGCTTTTACATGAGCGGGTACGTGTACGGCGGTGCTTTCGGGATCCCCTATTGGTGGTGGGAAGCCATCACACGCGGCACGCCTTCGGCGGACGTCGAGATCCTTCTCGTCGGCGACGTCGACGTCATCGACGCCCGTCTCGAAGAGAAGGGCGGTAAGGACTTCTACGAAACGCAAGGCAGTGCCTACTTGCTGAGACTCCAGAATGCCTACCGCGATATCTGGACTGACCCGCAGCATCGCTATAACCCCGAAGCACTTTGGATCGGACCTTTGGATGAGACCCACCGAGACGTTGAGGCGATTGTTTCGCAATGCCTCGCACTAAGGAACACCACACCATGAGCAAAGAAAAGACGTTCAAAGTCCCCGCGTCGCTGGGCGCATGCACCGACATGATCCTGACATTGCGGGAAGAGAAAGCCCGTCGGCAGCGTGAGGTTGACGTGTTCGAAGTCCAGTTGACGATGCTGGAAGACGCGCTAATACGGAAGCTCCCCGCCGACGATGCAGACGGTGTAGTTGGCAAGATTGCCAAGGCGATCATCGTCACGAAGGTGATCCCCACGGTCGAGGCCGAAGCTGGTTGGGAGAAGGTGTACACGTACCTTCTCGAAGGCGCCATCGAGACAGCGAAGCACAAGCGTCTATCAGCGCGTGCGCTGGCTAAGCATTTGGCCCAGCATGCAGCATTCGATCTGCTACAAAAGAGGCTCAACACGCGCGCGATCTCCGACAGGTGGGAAGCCAAGGAAGCTATCCCCGGCATCGCGCGCTTCAACAAGAAGACCGTGTCCGTCACCAAGCGCTAAGATTTACGGCGAGGTAGGCGAAAGCGAAAGCCGCCGCGAAAGCGGGTCCGAGAGGTAAGGGCTTAAGACCTAGTCTCGGAATTGTTGGTTCGAATCCAACCCTCCCCACTGAAATTTTGTGCTCGCGAGGCTACGCACAGCCTCCCTCCGTCGTGTGCGGTTACGGGCCTCGCGAGCGTTTTTGTTCGCATAGCATCCCCACGACCACTGAAAGGAACGATCCCATGAGTAAGAAGAAGGATTTGGCACCGGAAGCGACAAGAGCCCTAGCCCCGCGCGATCCAAACGTAGCGCTGGAAGCTTGGGAACTGGAGTTGGCCGAAGAGGCGCAGAAGGCGAAGGAAACTGTCGCTGATCTCGGCGGGAACCTGGTCGCGAGCATCAAGGGCGGCAAGCTCACCATCGGCGACACCGTCATTGCGTCGGGGCAGCTCGCGTGCGTGGTCGTCGCGCACACTGCCTCGAAGGCGTACTACGCCGAGGCCTACAATCCCAAGCAGGAAGGCGCCACGCCCGTCTGTTTTGGTTTCGGGCCGAAGCTTAGCGGGATCTTCCCCCATGCCGAGTGCAGTGAGCGCCAAGCTGAAGCGTGCGACAAGTGCAAGTGGAACGAATTCGGCACCGCTCGCCAAGGCAACGGCAAGGCCTGCCGCGATTCGATCCGCGTGGCGTTCGTCGAGGACGGCGCTGTACAGCCCAACGGCGTTTTCATCCCCTACACGGACAACGCCGCAGATCTGGCGAGACTGGAAAAGAACGATGTGGTCACTCTGAGCGTACCACCTACGTCGTTGAACAATTTCGCGAAGTACCTTCGCTGCATCGCTGACACCGAGCAACGGCCGCTCTACGGTGTCCATACGCTGATCAAAGTCGCGCTGAATGACGACGACTACCCCATGGTGACGTTCGAGAACCTCGGGCTTGTGACGAAAGCGCAGCTCGCCGTGCTGCGTAGGCGCGGCATGGCGGCGATGCCCGTCTTGGTGCGCCCCTACCCGAAGATGTCAGCGAAGGCTGAGAAGGGCGGCAAAGACAAGGGCGACGACACGAGCGAAGAGGAGACGTCGGGCAAGGCCTCGTCGGGCGGCAAGAAACGAGGTAAGGACAAGTTCTAGTCACGGGGGCTTCCTCGGCCCGTGGATGGGCGCCGCTCTCGCCCGTTCCACACCATCCTACCGCCATCGCACCCGACGGAGAGGGAAACGGTGCAAGCGCTTCTTCATGCCGGACAACTATCGCCATCCTTCGTGTTGGTCTTGTAGTTGGGGGTTGGAAGCCCTGGAAGCGCCCTCACGTAAAAGGAGATCGTAGCAATGACCGTAAAACAGGCCCTGGTATCGTGGTACAGCTTGAACGTGTTCTTGAAGACTGCAACCGAGGAGTCCGCCAAGAAAGCACTTGAGGAGGAGAAGGCCGGCAAGTCGCGCAAGCTGTTCCTAATGCGCGCGCACGCCCGCTACAATCGCATGCGGGGGGATCGCGAGCGCACGGAATTGGACAAGGTCGGCCGCGCGGCGAAGTAGGCCCATGGAAGCGCTGACACTGTCAAAGAAGATCGAGGCCGAACAGCGGACGGCGCTTGTGGCTCGGCTACAGGCGCAGAAGAGTGAGTACGAACACCTCTTGCGCAGGATCTTCAAAGAGCGGCGAGAACACCCCTTGACGACGGATGCGGGCGTTATCGTGGCGAACTACACGCAGAAGCTTCGAGTGCCAAAGAAGCGGCTGCGCGGTCTCACGTCTAAATAGGGGGCATGCGATGGTGTCGTGTAGTAGCTGGGTGTACGTCGATTTCGAGACGTTGCCCATTCGGCCAAGGCCCGAAGGTCCGCCGAAGCCCGTAGGAGTTTCGATCTTGTGGCCAGGCCAGAAGCCGAAATACTACGCATTCGCCCATCCGAACGGCGGCAACACGCATACTTTTTCCGAAGCGCGCCACGCGCTACGTGCGGTGTGGAAGTCCAAGCGCCCCGTCTGCTGCCACAACACCAAGTTCGATGCGTATGACGTCGCCATCGAGCACATGAAGTTGCCCGAGCTTGCATCGGAACGTGTCCACGACACGAACCTGATGTTGTTTCTGCAAGACCCCAGGCGCAAGACGTTCAAGCTCAAGCCGTGCGCGGCTGAACTCTTAGGCGAGGCGCCGACGGAGCGCGACGCGGTCATAGCTTGGTTGGTCAAGCATCAACCGATTCCCGGTGTGAAGCTCACTGCCACGGAGCCCAAGAACAAACGCAAGGTGGGCGCATCGACGGCCTATGCTGGTGCGTACACCGCCTACGCCCCGGTCCCACTGGTGAAGCGCTACGCTTGCGGCGACGTCCTGCGTGCGCGCGGGCTCGCACGGAAGCTTTTGTCCGAGCTAGCCTTGCGAAAGATGCTTGCCGCGTACGACGTCGAGCGGTTCCTGCTTTCCCCCATCCACGCCATGGAGTCGGGCGGCGTGCCGGTCGATCTCAAGCGTTTGCGTGCCGACGTCGCTTTGTACAAGGCTGCCTTCGCGAAAGCCGATGCTTGGCTAGAGGCGAAGACCGGCGCCCCTGTAGGAACGAAATGGGGTAGTTCGGCCACGTTGCTTAAGTGGCTGCGCAAAGCTGGGCTTGTCGATGCGGCCAAGCTCAAGAAAACCAAGACGGGCAAGGACGCCAGCAACAAAGACTCGCTCGCGGGGGCTGTGACGTGCCCGCAAACGCTTACGGTTTTGAAGTACCGCTCGCGCTTGAGCGTGTCGTTGCGTACGTTCATGGAGCCGTGGCTTGCCGTTGCCGCGCGGTCGAATGGCTTCATTTACACCATCTGGAACACGACCAGGACCGACGACAATGGGGCGCGTACTGGCCGCTTATCGAGCACGCCGAATTTCCAGAACCTCCCGAAGCGAGCGCCGTTGCTGTTCGGCACGGCGGCCGAGGGCGCCAACAAAGCCGCTCCCGAGTGGTGGATCGCGCTTGGTTGGCCGGATCTGCCGAACGTGCGCGGGTACATCGTCGCGCTCCCCGGTCATGTTCTGATCGACCGCGACTACAGCCAGCAAGAATTGCGCATTTTCGCGCACTACGCGGACGGGTTGCTGCTGGCGAAGTACCTCGACGATAACTGGCTCGACGTCCACGCGCTCGTGAACCGACGGGTTAACGAGCTGATGGGGGCCGAAGTCTCCCGTGACGTCGTCAAGCGGATCGTGTTCGCCGTCATCTACGGCATGGGCCGTCCTGGTATCGCGCGACTGTCGGACGAATACGGTATCCCAAGCCCCTATTTGGTCGCGATTGCCGAGGCCGTGAAGAAAGCCGTTCCTGGCTTGATCGAACTGAGCCGCAAGCTTCGCAAGCGCTGCGATGCGAAGCTGCCGATCCGCACGTGGGGCGGCCGCGAATACTACGTCGAAGAGCCGCGTATGGTGGTGGATTCGAACGGCAAGCGCACCATGCGCACGTTCGAATACAAGATGCTCAACCTGCTGATCCAAGGCAGCGCGGCCGACAACACGAAGCGGACGATTCTGAACCTGTGGGCGGCCATTCGGCGGAAGCACCCCTCGTGGCGCCTTTTGATGACAGTCCATGATGAATTCGTGCTGTCCGTACCCAAGGCGGACATGGCCGAAGCTCACCGAGTCCTCGGCAAAGCGATGTCGTCAGTCAAGTTTGACGTGCCGATGCTATCCGAAGGCCAGACGGGCTCCAATTGGGGCGCGCTGGTGCCGTACGACAAGAAAGGCCAGCTCGTCTACCTCGCCGAAATGCGGAAGCGCAAGGCTGCCCGGCGAGCCTTGGGCGACCAGAAAGTGCGGAAGGCAGCATGAGCGTCAATCTGGTGCGTTTCCTAGTGTTTCGAGTTGAGATCCCTTTCATTCGTGTAACCAAAGAGGAGTAGCCCCTTGCCCATCAAACGACCCCCTCAGTTGACCGCCTGGTCCTATTCACGCTTACTATCTTGGGAAGGCTGCCCGTTTGCGTGCAAATGCCAGAACATCGACAAGATCGCACAACCTGAGCGGGAAGTGCTCAAGGTAGGCAAGGCGACGGAGGCCGCTGCGCTCGACTACATCTTCGGCCGCGTGGACAAGCTCCCGACGAGCTGCGAACGATTCCCCGAAGAGTTGGCAGCGTTGCGGAAGATTTCCAAGCGGCTCGTGGTCAAGAAAAAGATCGCCTTCAATCGCGAATGGAAGGTGTGTGACTACTTCGACAAAGCCGCGTGGCTGCGAATCGAGATGGACATTTTCTGGGAAGAGCTGATCCCCGGCCAGAAAAAGCATTGGCGCGTGCGTGTGGTCGATATTAAGACCGGGCGCGTATACGAAGACAAGGTCGATCAAGTCGAGCTGTACAACCTCTGTGCGTTGGTCTTGGCGGCTGATGATTCCGGTATCGTCACGCACTCCCCGCAAACGGCGTTCTCCGAGCTGTACTATCTCGACGAGGGTGAGATTCGAGATCGTTCAATGGTCGTGACGGACCTTGTCGCGGCTAAAGCCTACTGGGAGAAGCGCGCAGCTCCGATGCTGGCCGATACGTCTTTCAAGCCTACGCCGTCGTACCGTTGTAAGTGGTGTTTCTACCGCAAGGACAACAGGAAAGAAGGGGGTGGCCAATGCCCCTTCTGACGACCAACGAGATCGCCGATCTTTGTGATCGGTACGACACGCTGGAAAAGGCGTACAAGCAAGCCAAGGGGCTCGGTGCTGATGAATTCGCAGCCTGGAAAACTTGCGAGAAAGAGCTGTCCGAACGCATGCGCGCCGGGATGGTAGCCGCCAAGCACACCGAAGCACCGCCTTGGGTGAGCGCGCTTGCCTTTTTCACTGCATGGGCTCTTCTCCGTGGCGGATACCCCACATGACCGAGGCCGCGTACCAAGGGAAGCTGCTCAAAGCCGCGCGCGCGGCGGGTTGGCTTGCCTGGAAGCTCGAAGCCCCCGGCACTGCCGGCGTGCCTGATACGCTGCTACTTGCGCCACGTGCGAAGGCGGTCTTTATCGAAGTCAAGAAAGCCGGCAAAGAGCCTTCCGATCTGCAAGAGCATTGGTTGACGCAACTGCGGCGGGAGGGGTTCGTGGCGTTCTGGATCGACACCTCCGACGATATCGAAGCTGTTTTGAAGTACGCCAGCGCGCAGCTTCACAAACGTAGCCGGTAAAGTACCCGAAAGGAATCGGCCTGTGAAATTCGTCCCCCACGACTACCAGAAAGAAGGCATCCGTTTCCTTGTCAGTCGTCGCGAAGGTGCGTTGTTGGTCAAACCCGGCAAGGGCAAGACGGCGCAAGCACTTGCCGCGTTCAAGACGGTACGCAAGCACACTGCGTTCCGAGGTTCGGCGCTTGTCTTAGCGCCCCTGCGTGTGTGTTACGACGTATGGAGCGAGCGCGGAGAGCTTGGTAAGTGGGACCAATTCCAGGACTTGCGCGCGGCTCTGCTTCACGGTCCGAAGCGAGACGTCGAGTTCACGAAGGACGCGGATCTGTACGTCATCAACTATGAAGGCCTTGGCTGGCTTTGCTCCCCCATGGATGCGCTGGCGCCGCGCGGGCTGCGAAATCCCACTCACCTCGAAGTGCTGATCTCTCGCGGGCTCCAGTATCTAGTCATCGACGAGCTGTCTAAGTTCAAGCATCCGAAGACGAAGCGCTTCAAGTCTTTGGTTCCGTATCTGTCGCGCTTTGCGTATAGGTGGGGCTTGACGGGATCGCCGTCCGCGAACAGCCTAGAAAACCTCTTTGGTGAATGCTACGTGCTCGACCAGGGCAAGCGCCTTGGTCGCTACATCACGCATTTTCGCCAGCGGTTTTTCATCCCGTGCGGCTACAATGGCAAGGAATGGCGCCCGGCGCCTGGTGCGGAGCCCCGCATCTACGAAGCGATCAAAGACCTGGCCTACGTCATCACAAGCAGCGATTCGAACGAACCCGAGTTGGTCACCAACAACAGCTGGGTGGACCTTCCCCCGAAAGCGCGGCAGTTCTACGATACTTTGGAAGCCGAGATGATCGCCGAGATCGACGGCAACGTGGTGGTAGCAGGTAGTGCGGGCGTCGTCTCGGGTAAGTGCAGACAGATCGCGAGCGGCGGAATCTACGCAGCCGGAAGCATTCCTCAAGAGCTGCAAAAGACAGCGGAGCGTATCGCCCCCAATGGGTTTCAGGTAGGCCGCAATCTGATTTTGCCTTCGACGGGAGGATCTGTACAGCACATCCACGACGCGAAGACCGAAGCCCTGGTCGATCTGGTCGATGAACTACAAGGCCAGCCCCTTATGGTGGGCTTTGAGTTCAAACACGACCGCGCCCGCATCCGCAAGGCGCTTGGCAACGTGCCCAGCATAGACGGAGACTGCAACCCCGCGTTCCAATCCGCCATCATCGCCGATTGGAACGCGGGCAAAACACCTGTGCTTCTCATTCACCCCCAGGCGGGGGGTCACGGGCTCAATCTGCAAGGCTGTTCGTGCGCGAATTTCTGCTTCTACACGTGCCCGTGGGACCGCGAGCTGTACGATCAGGTCATCGCGCGCGTGTGCCGGCAGGGGTCGAAAGCAGATTCAGTCGTCGTGCATCGGCTCTTGGCGCGCGGTACGGTGGATGAATTGGTGGTGCGTACGCTCGGGGTGAAGGGCAAGACGCAAGAAGCTTTGTTCGATGCGCTCCGAGAATACGCGGCGCAGAAAAGGAGTGTGAAATGCAAGTAATGGACCTTACGAAAATCACAGTGCGCATGAACCGCGAGGGTAGGACCTGCATCGTTTCGAGCCAAGATCCCCCGTGCGTCGTGCGCATGCAATCCGGACCGCTGCGCGTGGAAGCTCTACCCGCGTCGATTGTGTCGGAATTCCCCTTAGATCTTCTCACGGACGTCGTCGGAAAAACTCGCCGTGCGAGGCTTGAGGCAGCGGCTTTCCGGTACCACATGCACGCGGCGCTGGAGGGCTCGACTCCGCAGTGCTACCGCCTTTTGAGCGGCATTTACGAACCGGACCAGACACTACGCCATCGCATCGAAACCCGTCTTCACGAATAAGAACCCCATGAGACTGTATTCCTGCTTCTCGCCTTCGCACCACGAACTGTTGTGCAGTCACTTCCTGCCTACCGCACAAAAAGAGTTCGGACAGGCTGCCTTTCACGCACAAACGCACGATCCATGGACTGCGCGGCCAAATGCGCGCTTGCACATTCGCCGTCTTCCGCAACAAAGCCCAACGGGGGAGTACGGGACACGTGGTTTTTTCGAGACGTGTTTCGCGAAGGTGTATTACATCCTTGAAATCCTGGAACGAGAAAAGCAGCCGTTTTTGTACGCGGACGTCGATGTACGTTTCTACGCCCCTGTGACGGCTGATCTTCTCGATTTCCTGGGAAGACGGGATGCCGATCAAGCGTTCCAATGGGACGGGCCTGCTGGCGCAGAGTGCTCCGGCTTCATGGTGATTGTCCCCAGTGAACGAACGCGACTGTTTTGGCAAAGCGTACAGGCTGAGATGTATCTTACCGGCAAGCTCGACCAGGATGCGATGCACGTGATTACGTTCGTCGAACACTTCATGGACGGAGACATCCCCGCGCCCCGCAATTCCGTCCTACCTGAGCGGTACTGGACCTTCGGGCGCAATAACAAGCACTGGGAACCTGGAATGCCGGTAAACCCGCCTGCGGATCTTCTCGTCCATCACGCAAACTGGACCAAAGGTGTCGCCAACAAAATGAAGTTGCTCGACGTCGTTAGTACCCATCGTGCGGGCTTCCGTCCTACGGATACCGTCTTGGACATAGGGGGCAAACGCATTTCGCCTCTCTCGTCGGATCTTCTGGACGTAGCGATGCCGAAAGAGTCGTATACGCCTACTCCTACGAAGTCCGTCCCCGCTCGGCACATCCCGACGACCGCGGAAATCCAAGGATGGCGCGACGAAGAGGCCATGTGCCGACAAGCTGCGAAGCACAACGGACTGCCGCTTTCCCTCGTGCTCCAGTTCTGGGAGAAAGACAAACACGAAGCGCTAGGGCTCGCCGAGCTATTAGCGGACATCGAGCCCGAGCCCCGCGACGACGTCCTTCTCGTATTCGCAGCCCAGCAAGGCACGCAGATCACACCGGAAGACAATCTACGCATGATTCGCGTAGGTCGAAAATTTCGTTACACGCGCCTGACGGCGAAGATCGACGCCAGGAAGACCTACCCCGGTGTCTGCTATGACCCATGGGCTAGTGCGCTTGCGCAGCTCTGCGCCGAGTTCTACCAAGGCAATCGTTCGTGCGGCTCGGCGTTTTTCTTCGAGGCCGACGGCGCCCCGATGACGAAGGACTGGATCGACCGTCTCAAAGCCGCGCACGCCGAAACGCGCCTGCACGGAAAGAGAGTCACCGGCCCGCGCATGCGCGAGCACGACCACATCAACGGAACGATGATTCTGGACACGTCGATCTGGCTCGACCGGCCGAGCCTGCATCAATGCCCCGCTGACGAAGCCTGGGACATATGGCACGGTCCTGTGCTCATCGTAGAAGCGCATCCGTCGAACATCATCCGCAACGAATACGGCCTGTCCTATACGCGCGATTCGTTCGTGCAGTTCGGCCGCGAATCCGCCTGGTGTACGTCCTGCAAAGACGGCACGGCTCGGCACTGGGCTCGGCAACTCTTGACGAAGCAGTAACCCCATGGGCACTACGTGGATGCTGTTTCACGAACTCGCGCGCGCCTACGCTCGCGGGACGTGCAACGTCGATAAGGTGACTACCTTCGACGGCGAGTACGCGGTACGAATGCGCCAAATGAGCGAGGCTTCGGCGTGCTGGGGCGCGCTTCGGAAGATCGGCTTGGAAGAGCAGGCCGCGCACATGCAAGAACTGGTCATGGTCTGCCCTACCCGCTCGAACGCGGCTGGGCGGCTGGAGATCAACTTAGGGACGCAGACCGCGCGCCAAGTTTCGAAACCTCTTTCGCCACCAAGTCAAGGTACAAAGCCCAAGGCCAGCGAGGGCCTGGATCGACGTGTGAGCCCGAGCCTGGGTAAGCAATCGTTACGTCCCGGTGCCCGCAGATCCCCTGCTGAGCGCGTAGCAAGTCCGAAGGCCCGAGCTTCACAGGCGGGATCTTCCAAGCCTGGCAAAGCCTCGCCACGAGCGCGGCCGAACGTTTCAAAACCGACAAGCCGGGCTCGACGGTCCAGTCGGTGAACGGCGCCACAATGCGCCCCGTGTTGTCTCGGGCGTCGAGGGCTCGCCCGGCGTGCTCAATTCCGATGCCGCGGGCGTTCGCCTTCGGCGCATGCCACGCCACATCAGCCTCGCGCACATACTGCCACACTTCGGTAGGGTCTACGCCGAAGTGTGCAGACTTGGGCGCGTGACGGGGCTTTTTCGTGGTCGGGTCGATGGTCGTGTCCAGGTCCCGGAAGACTTCGCCGAGGCGCTTGGCCATGCCTGCCTGACACGGCAGCTCCATGGTGTGGACGACGATCAAGTCCACCCGCTCGCGATTGGCGTGGTGGAAGCACTTCGCCTGCATGAAGTTGGGCGTCGCGCTCATGGGGCGGTCTTCGTCAGGTTGACGGTGACGGTGCGCCGCTGGGACAGCCACAGAGCCGCGCGCTGGGCAGGGGCCGAAGTCGTCTGCGTTGTGATGTAAGCCGCCACACACTTAATTTCAGCAGCGGCCCAGCGGCCGTCAGTCAAGAGCCCTTCCATGCAGGCCGTCGAATCTTTCTCCCCGAGCCCGTACAAGCACGCGAAGATGCTCTGTACGGCGGCGGAATTCTCCGGGTTGACCTTCGCGCAGTCGACCACGTCGGCCAACGCTTGATCGGGCTTCACTCCGTGACAGCCACCAAGGGATCCTATGATGGCGAAGACCAGCACCGCGGGAGCCACGGGGGGCAGGGTGCCTCGTTGTAAGGCGCGGGCCAGGTAGGTGGCTCCGGTAGCCACTACGCTAGCAGCGACGGCCGTCTTCGGCGAAACGACGCCCGCCGCACTCGTGGCTATGGCCGCGATGTTGGTCAGGATGGCGCCCCACACTTCCGTCGTCGCCAACAGACTTTTGAGGTCTGCGCCGGCCTTGATTTTCTGCAAGGACCGCACGATCCCGTACATGCCGGCCACCACGGCGACGAGCAAAGCGGAGAAATTCGGGGGTACGACTTGTTCGTAGGCGAGACCTGTCAAGGCCAGCGCGGACAGAAGCGCGATGGCGAGTGTGAGGGCTTTGGCGCGATTCATGGGATGACTCCTTTGGACATGGTGAGGATGGCGGGGGTTGTGTCTGGGATGAAAGAGACGTGTTTTTCTTCCAGGATTTTGAGCACGTCGGTACGTACGACGTTGCGGATGTCCGAGATCGCGAATCGAAGCAGGAAATAGCCGCTCAATTGAAGGGCGAAAAAGAACCCCATGGCGAAAGCGAAGTCGAGACGGAACCTTCGCACCCAGCGTTTCACCCAGCAATTATCGTGCATCTGTCTCACGAATAGCTCGGATGCGGGGGTTTCGCTCATCTTGATCAAAGTCTCCGAGGACAGGGAGTCGATGGACGGGTGCTCGCCAGTGTCGGACAACGTATTGAAGAGCCATGCCATGGGGTTCCTTTCAGGTAACGGGTGGCGGCAGTCGAACCGGCGGCTCGAAGACAGGTGGTGACGTTCCTTCGATACGTTGGAGCAAGCAAGTTCCATTGACTGTCGGGCCGTCCCCCGATACCTGTACCGCTACGCTACGATCTGGCGTGACGGTCACACTTCCCGAGACAAGAAGCTGCGAGTTGTGGTGCGCGTCGACCGCCAGTTGGGTGCTGGCGTTTCCCGTGATCGTCAGATTTGACCTGTTGTATGTCGAGACAGTCGACGCATTGTTGTCGACCGCCGTGATTACAGCGGCGCAGTCATCCCAGGAGTACACCGCCGCGGGAGACGTCCCGGCTAGGGTTACGGCAAGACAAGTAGCTTGACGAAGGTTCACTTGAGGCTGTGCAGCGCCTTGGATCGTCAGCGTGGCCGCAACGTCCGCGGCAATCACTTCCACCTTGCCCGCGCTCTGTTCGTCGAACACGATGGACCAGGCCGCGCCTGGCGATGTCTCGATACTGAGCTGGGGTTGGGCGGCACCGAGCACGTTCACGCAAAACGCCTGACCTCCCCGCAGAGACACGCGCGGCTGTGAAGCTCCTTGAATCGCCAAGTGTGCAGCGCCTCTCGTGAGAGAGACGGACGGTGTAGCGCTGTCGTCTATTACGACGGTAGGCGTGGCTCCATCGTCGACGTCAATTGTAACCGTAGCGCTGCTCGTGCCCCCAATGTGGATGGTAGGAGAGCCAGTACCAAGCACGTACACCACTGTCGATGCGTCTCCATCAATGATAATAGTCGGAGTGCCGCGAACAACAAAGGTTTGTTGTCCGCCAACGCAATGGATGTCACACGTGAGTGGAATTGTAAGATTGATCGGTCCGGATATTTCCGGGGTGTCTCCATCATTGATGGCTTCTAAGACGGCCGAAGTAGAGCTGCAAATGCGTTCTGCCATGGGAACCCCCTACGGGAATGTTATCGCCATTTGACCAAACAGATTCAAGACTGCGTTGATTTTCGAGTTGTCGCCCGACTGCGGAACGAATACCACACCTATAAAGTCCCCCGCCGACACTGCCAAACCAATAGACGTCACTGAAGTCTGTATCATGTTGCCGGAAGTCGTGGCGTTGTTGATTCCCGTCTTGGCTGCGTCGAGCGCGACGTTGAGCGTTTGAAGTAGCGTTGTCGTGTTCCAATTCAGTCTGTAGATGTCGATCCGCATGTACGGGCTCGACACGGGTCCGCCCTGCGAGATAGCCGCCCCGGCCATGCCGAAGTAGATACTGCGGATCGTGCCGTTGGCAGGCACGAGATACGGGCTCGCCGTTTTGGCGTTCTGCATGCCATTCGTGGACCACGTAGGAATGCCGGCACTGTTCGTGTCGTTTGGTCCTAGACAGAAACTGACAGCGCTTCCGCCTGAGATCTGCTGTGGAAGGTACAGCGACACGTAGGTATTGATGGGCGCTACAGGGGCGGTAGCGGTCACACCTACTACTGTCGGCGTCGCAGAGACGCCCACGCATGAGGTTGTACCCGTAGCTGTGACCGTCCCGGTGTCCGTGACTGTCCACGAGTTTGTCGCCGTAGCCGTAGCCGTAAGCGGTGCCGTCAAGGCGGCCGTGACGGTCATAGTCCATGTCCGCGTACCGGCCCCTGTAGACGTGCGGGAGTACGTCGCCGTTGTTTGCGCGGTGTAGGTCGTCGTCTGCGATTTGGTTTGCGAGCTAGTAGCCGTACCTGTCCCGATCTTGGTGAATGTAGCGCTGCCAAATTGCGCTCCCGTACCGGTCCCTGTCATCGTCCAGGATTCCGTAGTCGTGACGGTGACAGTCGATGTTTGCGTGACGGTGACTGAAGCCGTCACCGTAGCACTTGCGGAACCTGTGCTCGTAACGGTGGACGTCATCGTCGACGTACCCGTGTAAGCCACAGAGCTTCCTGTGGCTGTCCCCGTACCAGAGGTCGCGCCCGTCACGGTTCCCGTTGCGGTTTGCGTACCTGTTACGAGCATTCCGTTTCCTTGCGCCGCACAGATTTGAGCGGACGTGGTAACGTAGCCCGGAGCACCAATAGTAAGTGTGTTGCTGACAGTCCCCGATGTGGCGGTAGTCGTACTGGTGCTGGATGTGATAGTCAGGCCAAGGGCGACTTGAAGTGTGTCGAGCGCGTGGCGCGCGTCCGAGAGACGCGCGTCGGTAGTGTTCACAGCCCCAGCTACGTCCGTCACTGTGTGCGTGTGCGTATACGTATAGGTCACGGTGAGCGTGGCGGTGTCCGTGCTGGCAACGCTTGCCGCTGTGGCTGTGCCGGTACTCGTTCCGGTTCCGGTGATCCGGGTCCAGACGGCCCCGATGGCCGAGAAGCTCCCCACGACCTGCGCGGACGGAGTGGGCGCATAGGTCCACGTGTCCGTCGACGCCACAGAGGTCACGGTCTGCGTTCCCGTCGCGGTGCCTGTGCCCGTCACGCGGGTAAGCGTGCCGCCAGTGAGGACCATTGTTCCCGTGGCCGTATTGGTGCTCGCGTTGGCCGGCATCCAGCCGGTGGCCAGCTTGCCATCGGTTCCCGCTACGGGGATCGCGCCCGCCGTCGGCGTCGTGGTCCCAATGTCGGTCGCGACAATCGTCGAGGTCGAGCAAGCCGCCAGGGTGATGACGGAGCCGCCAGGCAGATTCACGACAGCCCCGCGCGCCGCCTCAGAGCACATAAGTTGGTCCGTGTCTGCATCCAGCTCGGCCGCTGTGCTTTGTCCGTGCGTCCCGTTGGTTCCTTCAACCGTCGTCAGAGCCCATGCTTGAGGGGGAAGAAGCAGGGTCGCGAACAGCTCAAGTCCGCACAGGAAGGCGAAGAAGCGCCGTGGGATCAAGGTCTTCATGGTCATGGGCTCGGCTTTCCTCCGTCTAGGTACACGCTCACAGTGGGGTCGATGTAGAGATTGAACACCGCAGGACTTGCTTTGAAGCGGAAATTCTCGCGCGCGTTGGCGTCGGTGCCTGCACTATAGGGCAGGCAAAACGCTATATTGCCAGCGCCCACCGAAGCCCCGTTGATGACATCCACGGGCGCGGTGTGAGTCGCGCCAAAGACAACAAGCCTGTGGTCGTCGCCGCGCACTAAAGCGGTCCCTGCCGAAGTGTACAGCTTGACCCCGTTGATCGTACCGCCTCCGAGCATCGTCAATTCGCTCGTGTGGTAGGGCGCCAACGTGACAATGCCGAACGCGTCGATAGTAGCTGGACCAATACCCCTGTGCTGGCTGTTGGTGGTGTTGGCCGTCAAGTCGAGCTGCGGTACGGGTACGGGGTCCGTCGTCCACTGAATGCCAATATCTAACGAGCCATCGGAAGAAACAGGCCCTATATGCTTAAGCAACGCTTGCCACGACGCCGTCGTCATTGCGTCGGCGAGCGGTACTACTTTCGCGAGTGGAAGGACAGGCGGATTCGGAGGTACGAGCCCCGCCAAGAAAGCAGTCTTCGCCGCTTCCTTCGCTGCGTCCGCTTCCGCGAACAGCGCCGCCCAGGTGTCCTGCCACGCGGACATACCTACGGCACGCCACCCATCGCCATGACGTACAGCGCCGGATGCGGACCACTCACCCCAAGGATCCCGTTCTCGATGCGCCATACGTTGGTGCTGACCTTCGTGATCCCAAGAGGCTTCGCAACGCTGACATCGTAGTCACTGGAGTAGTTTGCGGTCCACACGGCATAGGCATCCAGCGCGGCATCCCCCGTCAGGGTCACGTCGACGTAGCCACTTGGATTGGAAACATCGGTGAGCATGAAGGACAGTATCCTAATCGTGTATTGTCCAGTGCTGTAAGTTGACAGTCCCGGAAGGGTGATACAGTTTATATTGGTCACAGAGGTACTGGGGTAAGTGCTGATCCCTGACGGCCGGTTGGCGCTGGCCAGCATGATCCACTTCGTCGCGTCGGATCCTGGCGCGGTGCCTGTGGTCGTTCCGGCTCCAATGCGCACCCATCCAAGGCCATTGCTGTCCTGGCAGCGGTCATTGGGGTTGTAGACTGTAGTGGCTGAATACAACTGTAGCCCTGTTTGCAGTAGGGCTCCTAGATCCACTTCTGAATGCCCCCACTTAACCCACTTCGTCGCGTCGCTACCAGGCTCGGTAGTTGTAAGATTACCCCCTGAGATATTTTGCCACGTAAAACCTGAGTGCTGTGTACGTGCGTTGGGGGGATATGTTTCTCCTGCGTGCCACTCAGCAATTCCGCGCTGGCGCAAGTAGCGCGTCACCCGGTGCACGATGTTTTCGATCCAGTTGAATCGTTGGCGAGGGGGCGGCGTAGACGTCGCCGGCCAGCCGTGGGCGATGTCGCCCCCACTGGGATCGATGTCACCGGGAGATGCGCCGCCGTCGCCGACGGTCCCGGATTCGCACCACGTGGCAGTTTCGGGAGTGGGAAGAGTTTCAACCAGGGACATTGCGCGTAATCCTTTCTGCGAACACCCCGCCTCGCGCGGGGTACGCTCGGTCACCGTACGGCGCGGGATGCGTGACGGCTGAGTCTGCGAATGCGAAAACCGGAGCGGTATCGTCCCAATACGTGAACGCGATGTCTACCCCCATGGGTACGGGGATGATTCCTGCCATCACGAGAAGCGCTACTTGCTTCAACGAAGGCACCGTACCGATCCCTACCTCGATACACATCCCGCCTTCGTAGATCCAAATGGGAAAGGTGGCGTCGGGGAAGATCAAAAAGAGCACGTCATAGATCTTCTCGACCCAAGCTTTCGAACCATCGAGCCGCGTGGTGTTCTTGATGCACTTCGCTTTGAGGGCGTGACGGTAGATGTTGTCTTCCATGGGCGCGGGATCCGTGAGGCTACCCCCGCGTTCGTAGAACATGCCGCCGAGCAAAGGTTGCGCGCGGTCGCCCTGGGGCTTCGCATACTGGTAGTCCCCAGGGCCGTCCGGCCGAAACCCGAAGTAGCGCTTAGGCGCCGAGCCCATAAGCTTGCGCCGAAGGTTGACGATCTCCCCGATGCGGTCGAGGTTCACACCGCCCATGGCGTCGATGTTCATCACGGCATCGAGCGTGCGGATCCCGTCTTTCACGTGGTCCAGCTCCGATGTGATCGCAGCCACGTAGTTACGAAAGCGTGCGGAGTCGCGCAAGCTCCCCGCGATGCGCGCTTGCGCCTGAGCTTCGATATCGACGTCGTCTGTACTCATACCGCCACCAAGGTGATGTTCGCGCGCGACAGAGAAGCGTGATTGTTGAATGGGACGACGAGATCTTGCACAGCGAGACTGCCCCCGTGGGCGGCCAAGCGGATCTGTTCCACTTTGATGGAGTAGCGCCCGTTCGTGGCCGGCACCGCGCCGAGCGCGACGGGCACCAGATTGCCCCAGGCGATGTCATCGCCCGGCATTTGATTTTCCTGCACCCACGCAACCAAGGTGTCCTTAAGCGTGTTACCGTCCGTCGCCGCATCGAAGCCTTGGCCTGCAATCGCCGAGTACGTCAACTCCATGTCGATGGGGAATTCTTCCGAGACGTAGTAGCCGATGTCGTGCGGACGCCCTTGCGAATCGGCCACCGAGACATGCACGTTGCCCACGTTGTCACAAGCTGGGTTCTTGTACAGCCAAATAGTACGCGCGATCTGATCTACCCCTCCCGCCACAACGGGATTGCGTACGACGACGATGCACGAATGCGCGGGCAATGCCAGATCGCCCGCCTTGATGTCCACGGCTACCGCCTTGGGGTTTACGAAAACGCTCACGTCGCCGATGCCTGTAAGGTCGGCGAGCGCTGCGTACATACTATCAAGCATGCCTTGGCCGGGCTTCGCAACCGAGCGCATGCGCCGCTGGCGAAACTTGGCCGGCGACTCGGGCAACGTCCCCGCCGTCCCATCGGCATAGAAAGCGACGTCAATCCAGCCATACACGTCCACGACCTTCTTGGCCGTATTCGTGGACTTGGTGAGCACCGTTCCGTAGGTAGACGCGACGGCGGGCACGGTGTAGTCGTGATCGTCCCCCACCGAAGGTCCTACTTGCAGCGTGGTGGTGTACAAGACACCCGTCGTCTCGTCCAAAATCTGCGTGCCAATCGGCAGCACTTCCCCGAGCTTCACATGCACAAGGCACGTCACGGTGCCGTACTCGCCTAGCTTCACTTCGATTCCGGAGAACGGCCCGAGACGGTAGAGCGCTTGCCCTACAGCTTGGTTGGGGTCCACGGCCGCGTAGACGTCCTCACCCATCTGGTAGATCGTGTCCTCGATCTCGGCGATGACCCCGACGATCTGGCCGTCGGGCGTCGTGCCGTCAAGAACCGCTTCCGAGCCCAGCACGGAAGGATCCTTGAGCTTGGTCGTCAAGTTGGCCGCCAGAATGTCGAGCCGTTCACGTGCGAAGCCGACGTCTGTTACACCGCTCATAGGGCTGTCCTCATTTGAATGGTGCGAGGCGCCCCGTAATCCGTCAGAACCGTGATGGATGCGGAAAGCTCGCGTGTGGCGTGGTTGATATCGAGCACCAAATCTTCGACGGCCGAGACACCTTGTACGCTGGTCACAACGCGGATGAATTCCGAGCGCGCGAAAGCAAGATCGGCTGGACGCTGCCCCAAGATCTGCCGCTGCCCCTCCTCTTGCATCCACCATGCGACACCGAGATCCGCGTCGAGAAACCATTCGCCCAAGGTGGTGCGAATGGCCAGCAAGACAAGCGTCACGACCGCGTCCGCCCCTGCGAGGAAATCCGAGAAGCCGTGCCCGTAGCACGGTTCGCCGTTACTATCTAGCCGTCGTACAAGCATCAGAGTTTCGCAAGCACATTCTGGGAGGAGGCCCCAAGGGCATAATAGGTCATCTTGGTGTAAGGATCGATTCCGCGTGCCACCACGACGCCGTTAATCATCGGTTGCAGCTCGATCCCGGTCGCGGTGGAAGCCCCTAGGTAGACCTTGCCCTCGCGCAAAGCCACTCGAAGCGAGCCGTCCCGCAAGCGCAATTCGGTACCTGCTCCGATGTCCGAAAGCAGGCGCCCAAGGCTGTTCGGCCCGATAAGAGCGAAGCCGTCGGACAAGTCGTGGAAGCGCAGCTCGTCGGGATCTTGAACGCCCCCGTTCGCCCACCAACGATCAATGCAGCGCTCGGAAAACAAGATCAAGCATTCGTCGCCGCTAGCAATATCGAACGTGAGGGCGCCCCCTGGGAAGATGATCGGAACGTCTTCGCAGATCGGAAGCGCTACCGACTGGCCGTCGATCTTGAGCCGTCGAATGGTCGGCTGCACCTTCACCGTTTGCTGTAACAGGTTAACGCTTTCGATGCGCCCTGGGTGCGCCGTGTGGACGTTCATGAGCGCGTATCGGATAGCCTGCACAACCCCATCGTAGGCGTCGTCGGTCAAATCCTGCTGTGTCTGCTGGCGTTCACTCGCCGTTGTCACAGCTTCACCACTGCTTTTTTCGTGCCTGTACTTGGGATCGCATCGCCCAAAGTGACACATTCCGAAATGGTCTTGGACGGTCCGCGCGAGTCGATTTCGTGCCGGATTTTGAAGACCTTGTACACGCCATCAGTAGAAAGCCGAACGAGCTTTTTCGTCTTCACCTTCGGCCCCGTCGTGTAGAGCTGTTTGGTTTCGATCTTGATGTTGTCATTGTTCAACAGCAACTTGCCGTTGATAGCGACGTACGGATTCAGGTGGCTAGTGACGCGGATGCCTTTGTCGGATAGCTCGGGTGCGCCGATCAAGCCAGTCTGTTCGTTCATCACGATGGCTTCTGTCGGAAGAACCCCCGTACTTTCGACGATCTGCAACGCGCCATCTTGGATCGACCAATTCGCATCGTTGTCGGCCGCTACTTGGTGGAGCACGTCGCGCGCAGCGCCCGAGATGACCTTCGCGCGAATGCGCCGTTTGTCTCCCGTTTTGATGTGCCCCGGCTTCGTATTGGGCATCGCGCGCAAGGCGGCTTGCACGGCTTCCGCATCCGAGCGTACGACCGACTGCATTACGGCGGTGCGGTAGTCCTTATCTCCGTCCGCCGCCTGAATGTCTACCTTGCGGGCGCCTTGATCCCAGTACGCGACCGCGTGCTTGATGTTGCCCCGGAAGATCAACAGCACCGCGCCTTCATACCCGGCACTGACGATAATGTCGTCGTACTCCTGTAGCACCTTATGCTCGGATTCCGGGTCAAGGTTGATGATCGTGATGTCGGCTGTGTTCGGGGTATGCCGGATAGTCTTCTCGACCGTGGCTTCTACGTGCAGACCTTCGTTGTGCGCACCGATGATATGTAGACCTTTACCGTCTTTTCCGACGATAACCTCGATCCGGCGGAGCCATTGAAGCGTGTCGATAGGCATCATTCCCCTGGTGCGAAGTAGTAGAGCTTCACACGCCCACCGAGATCGCCGTCGTCCGACGTGGCGTCTTTGTCTTGCGCGCTTTCATCTACCGGCATCAGCTTACCGATACGAAGCCCCGTGCCCATTAGCAGCTCGGAGCCCACAAGCAACGCTAGCCCGAATGCCAGCGTCGCCTGGTCTTCTCGACGGAGGATATCGACCGTCCAGCACTGGCGCGCTTCGTTCCACTTCACCGTCAAATCGTAGTCCTCCCCCGCGAGACTGATAGTCACGACCTGACAAGGATCCGAGGTAAGCGGAACGACGATCATGGGTCCACTCCTCCGTTCACCAAGTTGGAAGCACCGGGCTCGTCGGGATACCTCTCAAGCGCGATGGCGTCCGCTTGAGACTCCGTGAAAACCACACCGTCGAAGCCTGAGATCAAACGTTTCTTGAACGCTTGCCTCTGCTGCGCAGTCGACGGGGCTTGCCCTGCCCCGGCGTTCTTTTTCTTCGCGAGACTCGCCGCCTTCGTGGTCTTGACATCCTTGCGCGGCGGATAGCTTTTCACGAGTACCCGCGTGAGATTGAGCCCCACGAAAGATAGCTCGGCTTCCAGCACTTCCGATTTGCCCGTCGTGGTTGAGTACCGAATGTTCGTCAAGAACATATTTGGGAAGTAGCGAAGCCCCGTTTGTACGTTGCACAGCTCATGCGCCGTCCGTATCTCATCGAGACGAGCGAGCGCCGCTTGCGAGCGCGTGAATCCTGGAATGATGTACGGATCCTTGAGCACGTCCCCGTCCTGTTCATGCTGCCCGATGCTCTTCCCGTTGAGCACATTGCTGGGCGGTACGTTCGACACCACCACGGTCAAAGCAAGTTGGACCTGCTCATCGTAAGCGTGATCGTTCACCGGAGAGCCCGACGCGATGGGGTCGCTCGTGACCTTCGTAGGAAGAATCACGTCCTCATGAAGCACGGAGTCCCACACCACGGCCCACGCTTTCGAAGCCCCCTGCGCGCTCTGCATTTTTCGGATGACCGCGCTGCTCATGACTTGAAGTACCCTTGTGCATTACGCGCCAGGTTCAACGGCGCGGGCCTCGCTTTGGTGTTGATCGCCTCTTCGATCTGCGTGTTCAACTGCGCGCCTACCGTACCCTCTCGCCCCTTGTCCGCGTGGATGTCCACGCGCGCGATGTCCACCTTAGTGTTCGATGACATCTGAGCACCGCCCAACGGCGCCGTGCGCGGGGCGTACATGGATGAATTGAAGTCCTTTGGGCGCAGCCCGTAATTGAGCTTCCACACCGGGTCACCCTTCTCATCGTAGTAATCCGGAGTGTTGCGCTGTTGAAGGTGATCTTCGTTGCTCTGTAGCGTGCGCTCGTCGTTGTGCCGCTGGTCTTGCCGGTCGAGGAAGTCTTCCCCCGCCGTGATACCAAGCGCCTTCAAAAGCGGGCGTAGGAAAGTCGAGCCGCGATACAAAAACTCGAAGACGTCACGAGCCTTGTCCTTGACCCAGTCCCACTTTTCCCCGAACCACTGCATGATCGGGTTCCAGTTCTCGCGAAGCTGGCTCGCTATCGAGACGATGCCGAGCAAGCCCAGCAACACCAACGTGATCGGCCCCAGCACAGGGGCGAGCGTCGCGAGCGCGGCCGCTACGACATAGATCCACGCCGCAAGTTTCACCGCGACGATAGCCACAACCACCGTCTCGATGATCTGTAACGGCGAGATGATGTCTGAAAAGGGCTCTAGCCATCCCGCGACAGCATCCTTCACGTCCACAGCCCCTCGGTAGATCGCCAGGGCGTAGTGAATGACGATCCACAGCCAATCCGTGAAGCGCGTAAGTACGTCTTGGCGATTGACCTTCCACCACTCTTCGAACGCATCCGCCACCCGAAGCACCACAGGGGCTAGCTCGATGCCGATCAACGCAGTGACTTGAGCGACGATCTTCTTAATGCGAGCGAAGGTGATCTCTGTCTCGTGGGCAAGCTTGTAGTCCGCGTCGGTCAGAAGATCCGACTTTTTCGCTTCTTTGACGGAGCCAAGGAATTCATCCCCTCCCATGTTGGCCATCAAAGAAGCCAGGCGCGGATTGATGCCCAGACGCCCAGCCACGGCCAAGCGCATACCTGGATCCCATTGCGCGAATTTGTCGGCCAGCTCGGCGAAGAGATCTTCCGTGGTCTTGAGCGCCCCTGTCGCAGCGTCTTTCGTATCAATACCAAGCTGCTTGAACAGCTTCGCGTAGCGAGGGAAGCCCGCCGCCGCTGCGCCGGCTGCCCTTGTCATACTCACGAGGGCATCGTTCATTTCCGACGCAGAAATGCCCCCGCTCGCGGCTACGCGGTCGAATGCGGCTACGCTGGTTGCGGCCATGTCGATGGCTTCCGACACGTGCTCGATGTCGGCCGCACCCGCCACGGCGTTTTCGACGAACTCTACGATCCGGCGCCCCACCTCAATCGCCGCCAAAATTCCAAGCGCTTCGAGCGCGTGGTGTACGCCTGAGATCGCATGCTGGAATTTCTCGACGGCGCCGTGGTCCGCCTTCACGCCCAGCTTGACGAAGAACTCCTCTAGAAGAGTACCCCCGCCCGTGCCGCCGTACGCCTGCTCACTCATCGGGATGTAGCTCCTTTCGTCGAGCTTCGTATTCTTCTTCTTCGGCTAGTACCTCGTGAAAGTCCGCAAGATCATTCAGCGTGTACGTACCGTCGGACAGCTCGTGTCGATGGCAAAGTGGGGGATCTACTCGACAGGGTTTGAAAATGTACCAGTTTATATTGGCGGACTCGATGGCGGGTACGTCGTCGGAGTCGGCGACGGTTCCAAATTGGGGCTTGGGCTCGTCGTCGCGGCGGTTTCTGGGTTTGAAAGTGAGAGGACGCCGGCTAAAAAATCGGCGTAGTTCACCTTGAACGCTTCGATAGCGACCTTGAAAGCGTCGAGCAAACGCCCCTGAAACGTATCGACCAGCGTCACCTTGCCCGTCTTGGCCTGGTCCAGACATGCCGTCACCGAGAACAGCTCTTCCATGGCCGTGCGAATTTCGTCGTCGTTGATTTTGAAGAAGACCGAGCCCAGCAACTTTGCAGATATCGCCTGCAAGTCGGACTTCGTGACCTTCTTACCGACGCCCCCCGCAAGCTCGGCGAGAGGTCCGCCGAGGTTGCGTAGAACCATCATCAACACCTTAAACCCACGGTCGGCCGGCAACAGTCCGAAGCGGAAGCGCCGGCCCCCGATGGTCTTTTCAACGTCGTTGCTCATGGCGCCTTACGGACCTACCGCCTCGGCCGCCTGGGTCACCATGCCCGCGAAGTCGGGTGCGTTGAGATCCATCACACCGCGCTCGAAGGTGAACTCCCACACCATCTTGCCCGCCTTTGCCCCACGTCCCACCTTGCTGGGCGAAGAGATGTAGCCGAACCAACCGGCAATACGATCTTGCCGGTAGCTGTCCTTCGCCGAGAAGGTGACGGGGACGAGCGTACGCGGGCCGCCCTTCTGCGCCGCGTAGAGCTTCGACAACATCATGTTGCCGCTCGACGTGGGCGCCAGCGCGAGCGTGACTTTGACTGAACGGTCCGCCGTCAGATAGACCGTCATGCAGCCATCAGCGCCTATCGAGTGCGTGTCTTTGCCGAGCCATTCGAAGGTGACCACGTCGTCCCCCTCGTCGAATCCAGACACCTGTACCGTGTTGATGAACGTCGCCCAGTCCAAAAAGCTGATTGATCGCATGGGTAGAAACCTTTCCTTTCGAGCTTCCCGGTCTTACGGGCTGAAAATCAACTTCAGGTTGGCTTTCTGAACAGCCCCTGATCCCGTCGCGAGCGCGGTAATCGGAGGCGACACGCGCGTGTTGCGGTCAGCCTGGCTCATCGACGAGACAGGCTCGGCGTAGACGTAGAAGCCATCGCGGAGGAAATCCCCCGGCTTCACCGTACCGACGCCCGCGACCGTCTTGGGCCAGTATCCCGGTGCGAGCAAGCCGTTCACCACGGCCTTGCGCAACGCCACCTCGAAAGCCTCGACGAGTTTGGCAACGTCTTCGTCCGTTTGGGCGATGCGCCCCACGGCGGTCATGGCCGCGTAGATCTGCGTTTTGATCTCGTTGTCGAGCCAGGTCAACCCGAACACCTGATCGATGTACGAGCCGTCGCCCATGGTGCCGTAGGTGTAGATCGGCGAATTCGCCCCGAACGGCGCCACCACGTTGCAGTTCTTGGTACGAAGTCCTTCGTACTGCGCCTGATCGAGATCTTCGCCGGACACGCCACCGATGGACTTACCCCACAGGGTGATGACGGACCGATATTGCGTGTAGTCCGTGACCGCGATGCGCGCGAGCGCTCCCAGTCCAGCGTCGGGCTCCGACGTAGAGTACGTCGCGAAGGCGTACTTATTCGTCTTGCACTTGACATACCCCGCGATATCGGTATCGCTGTTCGTCGGCGCCGCGTACGAAGCGGGGCTGTTGGTCGTGGCCGTGAAAGGACTCTTGTTGGCGAGCGCCCAGTCTGCCGCGTTCTGCAAGTCGGTCAACGTGGCGTCACGTGAAAGCCCGAACGAGAACCAAGCGGACGTGAACTTCTTTGCCGCGTCGAGAGTGTCATTGACCGTGGACTCGGCCGCGAAGCCGACAGTGCGCGCAGCCCCCGCGCCCGAGGAGAAGCCCAACGCATCGGCCGTGGCAGCGTCCGTGTCCACCACGTCTGCGAAACTTACCTGGCTCGTGGCTCCGGTCGTCGGCGACGTCACGAGAAATTGCCCGTCCGCCGTGTACGTGCAGGTCGTGCTCGCGAGCCCCGCCGCGAGCTTCGTCTGTACCAGCGAAGCCACGGCGGCGAAGTCGGCCGCGCCCGACAAGTCGAGCGCCGTCACGTGGATCGTGGTGGTGTTGACCGTAATGTCGAACGCCCCCGCTGCGATCGCTTTGAGATCGGCGAGCGACGAATGCGCACCACCGAGAAGTACACCAGCCTGCGCAGCGGCGAAACGTCGTCCGATGTACAGACCACTGAGCGCCGGATTTTGCGAGAAGGCGACTTGCGCCGCCTTGTACTCGGGGTCCGACGCCGAGAAGCGCGACGCCAGCGTGTCGGGCGTGAAATACTTCACCTTCTCGTACGCGGCGAGCTTGGTGGACTTCCCGAAGATGGCCACCCCTTGCAAGCTCGCGGTCGCGGGCGGAAGGGTCGGGACGTCAATCGTAAGACCAATCACATTATCAATGTTGAGACTCATGGTATGGGCACCTCGATGTCGGTTTGATGGACGTCCCCGCCAGGCCCGGCAACTATAAGCTGCGCGTTCAAGGCGGCCAAGAATTGCACTTTCGCTACCTCTCGATTCACGATCCCGAACTCAAGATCTACCTGCCCGCGTGACTCGTAAATGGAGTCGTTAAGCTCCGTCAGATCGCGCGTCGGGCCTCGCTGCCCTAGAAAGCTAATCCCGTTCTGTTGAAGCAAAATCCGCACGGACGGGATCCAAAACCGCGTTGGTAGTCGTGAGGCCTGGTCGAAAGCCCACTGGCTTTGTTCCATGATCCCCATGGCATCGACGAACGCACCTTCGGACGCAAGCGTAGGCGCCCGCCGCGCGCGGTAGAAATTCACCGATGCCAAGAATTCTCTGCACGTGTCGAGATAGAGATCGACGTCCGTTGCTTCCGCGCCCGTCGTGGGTCGGCTCAACTCGGGCGTGGCGACGTCCGACGTCGAAAGCACCAGCACCGTACCGAAGTCAACCCCCTGATTACCGATGGGAAGATGTTGCTTTGCCGGCCGGATTGTGTTCGCCGCCATGCCGAGCGCCTGCCTGATGATGCCACAAAGGTTGTTGCACAGAAGGTCGGTGAAATTCACGACGGCACCGTAGGCGTAGCGGGGTGATACTCTTGGGCATAGGCGACGTAGTACCCGTACGCTTCGTATCGCTCCGTCTTCATGACGCGATACTTGCCCCCGTTCCATTCTACGATGTCGCTTTCCGTGGTCGCATCGACCATGAAAATCGACTGCGCGCTGTAGATCTCGATCCACGAATCCATGCGCTCCCCTTCCGGTGAAGGCGCCACGAAATCGGGCTTCACGGGCTGTACGATGGCCTGCAACGACGTAGCCACGTAGGTCGTGCGCACGCGACCTTCGAACCCCGGTACGAACGATTGAGTCGGCCGCTGGCGCGTAATGGTCGAAAGGAATTCGGGATCGGTGACGATCTCGGAAAGGTCGAGCAGCGGGCTCATTCAAGCCCCCAGGTGACGGCCTGTTCCATGTTGCCGCTGTCTTTGAGAGGCTGATCGCCCACCTTGCCAGCGCGCGTTTTCGCTGCGATGGTCGCGGGCGCGTTCGGCTTAGCCCACGTCTTACTGGTCGCAATCGCCCTCTTCACCTCGCCCGCCCCTACCGCGCCAAGCAGGCCCAGCGCTTGTTGGTGGGTCATCTGACCACGTAGCGTGAGAACCAAGTTGATCCGATTGAGACGCGCGAATTTCTTCTGTCCCGTGCGGATCCCCGTACGCATGAATGCGCGCTCGGGCGTGTGTTCCGTGCCGTCTGCGTTGCGCGTACCCAGCTCGTTCCACGCTGCAACTTGCGCGACGGACAAGCCGGTGTCTTCCTTCTCCGGATTCGACCGCCCCTTGATGAAACCCACCTTCACGAATCCGTACATCAAGCGCATCCGTTGCGCGAAGCCTTCGAGCCCTCCGTAAAAAGTGCGGTGCTCTACAGCCATCAAATCGGCTCCCCTGTACCGGCTGGGAAGCCCAGAGGATCCGGGTTGCACAGACCCGTGCCGCTATCGTCGCGCTGAAAAGCGCCGGACGCAATCGCGCCCATCCCTGCTAAGTCTCGAAGATGGCAAAGCCGCTGGCCGTAGGTTGTGGCCATCCACGGATCTTCGGCCTGCTTGGCTAGCAGCTCCGCACTGCGGGAAATGCTGAGCTTGCCGGCCCCCTTACTCACTACATCGCGTGCGAAAGCCGCCGAGGGCGCAGCCTCCGCACGCGCTTTTTCTTCCGCTTCAACCGCGCAAGAATGGGCGACGTAGAGCCCTTGTGCCATGTCCGCGTACTCTTCGTAAGCCTCCCCAATGAAAAGGAGGGATTCCGAAAGGTACGTGTCGATATTCGCGTTCGAAGCGAACTGCGGATACCGAGCTTTGAACGTGGTCGAATTCATCGTCGCCCCGTTGCGCTTAGTGCGCGCTGCCGCCCGTGCCGAGGACCTTGTCCATGTACAGCATGGACTTAGGGTAGCGCAGCTCGTACCCGCCGCAGCGCTGTTCGCCGGGCACGTTCACGCGCAGATTGACGAGCTGCGGAGCCTGGAACCGAAGGGGCATGGGCACGTGGAACACGGCCATGTCCGGATTGTGCACCCAGAACACCGCGCGGCTGTTGGCGCCCGAGACAGAGCCGCCCGTGGTGGCCGCGCCCGCCGTATCGAGGCCCCAGATCGGACGGATGTTGATGTCCACGTTCATCGTGGCCTTCGAGATGTTGTTCTTGACCGCGAAGGTGAAGATGGTCGTGTCCGACTGCGTGCTACGCGCCGTCGAGACGATGCGGTTCCACGCCTGCACCGGCACCCCGATGTCGGTGGCGACGTAGTTGAAGCCCATCGCCGTGAAGACGGAGTTCAGCCCCCAGTTGAGATCGAACAGGATGTCGTCAGCGCTGGCCGCGTCCCAGTTGCCCTTGAGGGCCGTTCCATTCGTCCCGCCCACGGCGACTTGGGGCGCGAGCGCTTGGTTGAGGAAGCCCTTGATGTTCTTGCTCGAAATGCCGAACAAGGCCGCCTTGTTGAGCGCACGTTCCGCCGCCTGCTGCGCCCGCGCGAGCCGTCGCTCGTTCAGGGGGCGCCGCAGGTACGCGGTCTGCCGCAGCTCTTGCAGCGTCCAATAGTAGCCGATGCGCCCGTGCGCCACCGGGTGGCTTTCGTCGTCGTACTGCACATCGACGTATGGGAAATCATCGCCCTTGTCGCTGCCCCAGTCGGCCTCGCCGACGCCGTCTTCCTTTTCGAAGCGGATCTGATCCGCCCACTCGCCGGCTTCCGACGTGACTTCCATCAACTGCCGGTACTGCATGCTCAGATAGAGCTTTTCCCGCACCTTGGCCTCGGTGTAGGTCGTCTGCCCGATGACGAACGAAAGGGCTTCGTTGGCGTCCTGCACGCGACCGGGGAAGTGCGTGAACTCGGAACCGTCGCCGATGATCTTCGAGATGTCCGGCGCCCAAGCCGCATGCAGTTCTCGCAAGCGACGCTCGCTCACGAGAACTTCTTTCTGCATGTCGAAACCGTCGGCCACGGTGACGAGACGTCGCCCCGGCTTACCGGGGATTTCTTTTCCGATGTTGAAACTCATGGTCTGTGTTCTCCCTTGAAAATGTGAGGTTTCGCCGTGGGGTTAGGTGGTCGTCTTAATCGCGCGAGCGTCGCGCAGCACGATCTTGGCGAGTTGTCCCGCCGTCGCCGCACCTTCGTAGGTGCAGATCCCAGGCGTGCTGAAACGAGTCGATTCGTTGGCAGCGCCACCCTTCGACGAGCCCCAAGTGACGGCGCCCGTTCCGCCATCGACGAGGATCAAAACCTCGTCGCCGTCGCGCGCGTCCTCGGCCGCGAGAATGAGCAGAGCGCCACTCTCGACGACGGACGCCGCATCGTATTGGGCGTACTTGGCGACGCCCGCTAGCAGGGGGTGCATCGGATTCTTCTCGGCGATGCCGACGAACTGCGTGTGCGTACCGTCGAACGGAACGCAGCCGCCGCTTGCGCCTTGGGCGCTTGGAGCGCCCCAGGCCAAGCCTTCCGAATTTTCCACGTTGCGCGAACGACGAACCGCGAGAGATCCGTCGATGACTTGGCCGGCGTAGCCCCTGTCGAACTCGAAGCTGCCGACGCTTCCCAAATCCACTGCCATGTTGGTTTTCCTTTCGTGCGGGTTGGTCTACTTGGTTTCGGCCTTGGGCTACTTGCCGGTCGGCTTCTGTCCCATGGTCTTGCGACGGTGTGCTTCGTCGCTGAGATCTTCGATCTCGGATTCCGCGTCCGCCGCGTTGACGGCGACGGGCGTCTTCTTCTGCGCATCCCCGCCAGGCGCGGCGAACGCGCGGGCGATCTGATTTCGCCGTGCTTCCGCGTCCTGCGTGGACGTGCGAACCGAGGCGATGGCGGCGTTCGTCACCACCGTGATCTGGTCGTCGCCCGCCTTGTCGATGGCGACCCCCGCCAGCACTGCATCGACGACGGACTTGACCGCCGTGCTTCGCTTCGACAGGTCCTCGACCATCGCCCGACGGATCGCCGTCGTGGAAAGCCCCTCGACCTTGATCTCCGGGCAGAGCGCGCCGCAGTCGCCCAACAGCTTGACCCGCTCGGTGACCAGCGCATCGACCTTGTCCAGCCCGATGGTGGAGCCCCGCAGATCCGCCAATTCCTTGGCGTGGTCCGTGGCCATCCTGGTAACGGCCGTTGCGTGCGCGGCTTCCTTCTCTTTGGCCTGCGTCAGCGCCGTTTCACGATCCCCGCTCAATTTCTTGATCAACGTCGCGGCCGTACCTTCGGGCACTTCGTACTCGACGCTGTCCACTGCGATCTTCACTGTTGCCATGGTCTGATCCTCTTCGGTTGGTTGGTGGTCTGCGATTCGGCAGCCAGGGCCGCCACGGGCAACGTCCGTTGTCGCAAGATGGTTGCCCCTCACCTTGCGCATGACTCCGTCGTACGCCTGGCCGTCGCTGTGGACACCGGGCCGAATCTCGCAATCGAATCCGTAGCCGACGGAAAGCTGTGTGCGCCCCGAGAACACGTCACTGACAGCCTTGCTGTCGTTAATGCGCACGCGACCGCCGACGTACCCATCCTTCGTCAGCGCCTTGCAATCGCGCACGTGTCCGATGGCAAGTAGCTTCCACGTATCCGCCGTAACCCCGTTCGGGTACGCGACTGGATCGGGATGCCCATTCGTGATGGGCATGTCTTCGAACGATGCGATGGACTCGGGATCGAATACTTCCTCCGGAGGCCGCATCAGGGTGACGATATCGTCCGGCTGCTTGGCGGGGAAAATGGGCATCCCGTCCGCACCGCGAAGCTCGCGCGCTCGGTAGCGCTGCACACCGACACGCGACAACCGCGCAGGCGCAACGAGGTAGCCTTCTGGCGTAACCGTGCGCTCGGATGTCGGCATCAGGTCGTGAACCATGAGGACGTGGATCATGCTGCCTCTCTCTCTTCGTCCATCGGACCCAGCCCTAGCCGCGCTTCGAGCGCATCGAGATCGACGTACGGCAGCGCATCGCACCGACAAAGAATGTCTTCCCCTGGGTGACAGGGCTCGCCGTCGATGGTGCCTTCGAGCGGACCGGGCTCGTCCCACCTATGCACGGTCGTATTGAGCGCCCAGTGATCCGTGCGCGTGCGCTCGTCGTCCTTGGCCGCCCACTCGTACTCTTCGATCCCCACGTCCCGTTGACGTACTTGGTTGAACGCAGAGTTGAGCTTCGCGGTCTGGTCGCGGGCGATGACTTCGGCGCGCGCGTCGGTGTCTTCCCCCATGCGATCGATGTCGCCGACGATGTTTTCCCACCGTCCACCAGAACGCCAATTGTTCGCGACACGGTCCGCGATCCCCTGGAAATACTCTTCCGGGATCGTCTTGATAAGGTCCACGTTGGCGATGACCTTCTCGCCAAGAACCTTGCCGATGTTTCCGTGCCCCGTAAGGTACGGCTCGATGTTAACGCCCATCGAATCGCGAATCGAGCGCGCGAGTCTTTCGTCAGTCGCGGCGAGCGTTCGCTGTGCAGCGAGCGAAGCGATCTTCTCGGCCTGCTTTTGCACCCCTCCAAAGCGGCGAGCCACGTCACCGACGATCTGCGATAGGCGCGGAGGCACGGCCGCGTCGTGCGCGAGCTGGCCGGGGAAGTCCCGCCGAAGCTCGGGCAAAAGGTGCTTGGTAGCGATAATCTTCAAAGCGCCGGTCAGCACCCGAAGATCCCCCCGGTAGTCAAGCTCGCACTTATGCGACGGCCGCACCGGCTTCAAACGTCGAAGCCGCTTGCGGAAGCGCTCGCTTCTGTGGCCTGGCGGCTGTGCGCCGGGGCTCACGAGATGCGCGACGTGTACGTGCAGCATTGGTGTCTTGCGTCCCAGGATACGCAAGACACCGGCAAAACGAAAATTCCCCCTATTCGGACTTGACGGGTTTGGTGCCTGGAGCGTCGGCTTTGGCCTTCAAAAGTAGGGCTTGCTTTTTCGCCTCTTCCATCTGCGCTTCCGTCGCCGATTCTTCGAGCGACTTCACCATTTGCACTTCCGCCGTTTCGAGCGCCCCGTACACCTGGTCTTCCTTGAGCTGTTTGGCGACGGTGTGCTTGCCCAGCACTTCAAGCTCCACATAGACCTGATCCCGCTGAGCGTTCACAAGCTGGCGAGCTGCTTTCTGCTGCGCCGTCTCGGTGTAGATCGGGCACGGCTTCATGGTGAAGTTAGCAGGCACCTTCCCGAAGCGATGGAGCATCAAGATCTTCGTCCCCGCCTTCACCTGCGGCGTAAGCATGGTCTTCTGCGCCTGTGCGACCGAGCTTCGATAGTTCTGGTCGTCGGATTCCCCCGTCGCGTTCAAGCCGCCAGGCGCGCGACCGAACAGCTTGGTGTCGGGAGTCTGCGCGGCCGCGCACACGTTCGCGCGGAAGTCCTCGACGATGGCCCCTAGCCCGGTGAAGTTGTTCC